TCATAAAAAGTGGAAGTAATTTAAATAAACCTCTCCAAATGCATCAACAAATCTTATTAATGCTCCGATTTCATCTTTGTATATTATAGTTGCCTCTTCATTATTAATCCATGTTTTACCAATTTCTGCTTTTTTTAATTCATCCCATGAAACATTTTTATAAGTTTCTTTATCGTTTAATGTGAATGCTGGTTGTTCATAAGTTACTGTTTCAGGTGTTACTGTTCCTTGTGGCAGGATATGTTTTACTGTTTCATTTACTGATTTGTAACCGTTTAATGCTTGTATTTCTTTTATTTTATTAATTAAACTTACTTCTAATTTTATTGTGCTTCTTTCCACAATATCATTCTCCTTTTAAAAAAAAATAGCTTTGTCTTTTTAAAGGACAAAGCTTAAAATTGTTAATACAATTGATATTCCACATAATATTATTGGTAGTTTTTTAGGATTGTTTCTTTCAGATATTACCAATATTATGAATAATATGGTTATTATTATATTTACGATGTTTGCTATTGTTAACATTTTTCATCCACCTCTTTTTGGGAAAAAATTTAAATAATAAAAATTTTAAATTTTAAATTTGATGATGGGATTTTTTTATCCCATCAATATTGTGTATATTAATGTTGCAACTTGGACAATTAGTCCAAGCCATGCAACTAACTCTTTTCTATCAATGTTTTTCACCTCCTTGTAGTTCTATTATTATATTGGTTACTATACTATATAAAGGTTTCTATTTATTACTACTTATTTTTATAAAAAAAAATAAGTTTATCAACCAGTAGTTGATAAACTCCCAAACCCTCCCAATTATGTTATTACCTTTTGATGGTTATTTATTTATTAAATAACGGACAAATTAAACGATTTCACCAATAGTAGAATCGTTCATTATTGTACAAATTCATCGTATACCTTTTCTGATTCATCAACTAAATCAAACTTGTTTCTCAATGAATTAATTACCAATTGCAAATCCATAACTTCATCTATCAAACCATATTCTTCATACAATTTATTACATTCTTGTTGTAAATTATCTAATGTTTCTTTTAAACCTTCTTTCATTTCTGCCATAATTCTCACCCTTTTGTTAAGATTGCAACACTCGGTTGGCTAATTCCCCTCATATAAGATAATTGATTTGACTTACTACGAGTTTCTATATATCCACAATATGCCGGTTTACTGCATCTGTTTCCTAAACTGTTTAAAACAGTTACATTATTACTATTCACTGATTTAAGCACTTCATAATGTCCCCATTTATTACGGTACAATATATGGCAAAAAACAGCTCCTTTTGTTGCATACTGGTTTAATTTATTCCATCTTGCTGAATTAGAACTTCCTAAATCATTGAAGTTCTTCCAAGCAATTTTAATATTTTTTCCATATTTGCGATTAAACCAAGCTACAGTTGTATTAATACCTTGATGTCCAGTTCCAGCTGTAGTTGTTCCAGCTACACTTGCTATTGTAGATTCTGATACATGAATCCCAGTTAATCTATAAAAACCTTGTTGTAATGAATTACAAGCACAATTATATGGTGTGCATTGTCCCATACCTGCACAGCCTGAAGTTGTTAAATAATTATATAATTTATTATTGTTTGTAGTATTTTGTACTGATGTATTGCCAGTTAAATATACTATTGCGGGACTCACACCATTTAATACTTCATATGCTGATACTCTGCGACACATATCAACATAAGTATCTTTCATATACTTCTTACCATTTTTATCAACCACATAATTTGGTAAAAAGCTTAAATCTTTATTATCATGTATGGCACATTCCACAAATTCAGTTATAAGACTGTCAGATTGGTAATTTGTACCTCTTTCTTTAATTACTTTAATAATTGTTCCATAATCTGCCGTACGATTCATATAACCATATACTTGTCTAACATTAAATTTCTTATTATTATTAACAAGCCAGTAAGCAATTCTATTGCAAATATTATTATAATTTGTATAATTAGTATACTCTCTAGTCATGTTTTACGCTCCTTTAAAAAAAAATAGTATTTATTCTGTTGCATTTTAAAAAAAATATTTAAAAATAATCCATTCGTCATTCAAACAAAAGGTACTGTTATTACACTTTCTTCCCCCCCTTCCAAATCATTTTTTTTAAAGTAGTTTAAAATAAAAATGATGCTAACTTAAAAAAATAAATTAAATATGATAAAAAAAAGATATCCTCATTGAAGAATTATCTTTGTTTAAAAAAAAATATATTAGATAGTTAAAAAAAAGAATAGTTTTCTTTATTGGAAATAAAAAAAAATTAATGATATCCACATACTTTTTTAATCAAAGGAATTTTACTTGTAATCACTATAAGAATCCATGAACTTAAAAAGATTATTATTGATAATACAACAATCAATAAAGCATTTTGAGTACCTGTAAGAGGAATATTTGCTAAATAATAATTTGCTAAAGTGATAAAAAACACATGTGAAAGATACATACCATAACTAGCTTTACTCACAGACAATATAAACTTTTTAATAATACTATTTTCTAAAAATGAATCTTTAATATTTTTAAGAAAACCATTATCATTTGAATACAAACCCTTAATTATCAAAAACATACTTGAAGACTGTATAATCTCAAAAATACTTACATCTAAATATGAAAGTAAACATAAATTATTATCATTAATAATTAAATGAGTATCCTCCCATGATACTAAATTCAAACCAACTTTACATAAACTAGTAATTATGAACAATATCAAAGATAAAATAATAATTTTATTTGTTGATAAAGAAAATTTTTTATTTGAAAGATAAAAACCCAAAACAATATAATTTATAAGACCTAAAAAAAACCTTAAATCAACAAAAGAAGATATGTTGAAAAATATAAGTATTTGATAAAATAATGATGAAATTATAAATAATACAATAAAATATTTAGCTCCTCTCATCCCTTTATTAACAATAAATTCATTAATAATAGGAATTGTTAAATATGCTCCTAAAACCATCCAAAAATACCATCCCCACTCTAAAGGATAATTATTCAAATAATTATTCTTTAATGAAAAGAATAATATTAAAATGAAAACTGCAAATATTATTGCCCAAAAGATAAATGGAATTATAATTCTTGTTAATCTTTTCTCTAAAAAAGAGCGTAAATCATATTCTCTTCCAAGCAATAGAGCTCCACTCACCATTAAAAATAAAGGAACACCAAAACGACAAAATTCTGAAAAACCTGAAATATTATAACCCTTAATTTCAGAATAAGGTCAAATAATAGCTACATGAATACATATAATACTTAAAATAGCTATAAATTTTATCGCATCTAAATATTTAATTCTATTCATATACATAATATTTTATATAAATTTATCTATATTTAAATTATTAAGATGTTATCCAAAGAATATGTCCAAAAACACCTCCATTTGATGTGGGAGGATATATTGAAATTTTATTAGACCCTGCTACAATTTGCCCAGTTGAACCTGAATAATGTCCATATATATTGTCAGTAGATATTGGTTTGTAAGCTGAAGGTATATTAAATATATCTGTCCACACGTGTGGTGTTTTTCCTGAATATTGGTAGTTATTAAATACTGCTAATACTATTTTTCCGTATTTGTATAGTTTTGCTCCGTTTGCAAGTGTATGTGTTGATACTGTTAAGTCAGATATTTGAGATGCAGTATGTGTGTGACTACTATTAGCTTTACCATTCAACTTAGTATTCATTTCTGTTTCAGTATAATAACGGTCATCATGAGTATGCCCTGTTTTTGATTTACTATCCAATGCTGATTGAAGATTAGTAATATTGCTGATACTGTGACTGTGACTACTGTTAGCTTTACCATTCAACGCATTAGTCACGATTTTATTCTGTACAGGATTATTTGATGAACTACTCAATGAACTATCAACAACTGTTTTATTAGCTTCTGTAGCAATACCATCAAGTTTAGATTTATCCTCTTTAGACAAAAAACCATTTGCTGATGAAGATGCAGAAGCATGACTATGATTTACATTTGCTTTACCTGAAATGTCTTGATGTGTTACTTTATCCAATGGTAACTTACTGATTGTTTTCAACTTATTTGTTGCATCTGTTACTGCAACTTTGTTAACTGATGTAATGTCACTGTTCAATGCCCCATCATTAACCAAACTACCATGACTATGATTAGATGCTGCTCTTGAAGTATCCGTAGGATGCACATGATCTGCCCTTGCAATATAATCACTACTCCCTGCTGATTGAGTACCATTCATCTTAACTATAGACGCTACATTGTTATATTTTGTTTTTAAATACTGAAAAATATTTGTTTTTCTTATCTCTGCCATAATAAATCAACTCCTAAAAAAAAATAATATATACAAAGAGTGTTCGCCAAAATTGATTTTTGATTTTTCGTCAAATAATTTTTTAGCCTAATTTTTATTATTTTTCTTATATTATTGTAAATTTTTATTTATTTCATTTTATTCTATTTAATTATTTTATAAATTGATATTTAAGTTTATTTGATTTTTATTTTTTGTTTTAAATGATTTTAAGATAGTTAAATTTATATACTTGATTGTACATATTTTATATTAAGTATAAGTTATTTTGGTGTTGTTATTTATGGTTAAAAGAAAGTTTGATAAGAATCAAGCAAAACTAGGTATAAAGACACTTGATTGGAATGTTCCAGCCAATCATATTTCTCGTTTTGTCGTAGAATTTGTTGAAGAAGTTTTTCCACTTTTAAATATCAAAGAGCCTAAGAAAAAGAAAGGAAGAGGCTCCCTTCCAGTAGATTCAATGCTAAAATTACTTATTTATGCTAAAATACAACATATCGACCGAACATCAATAATCGCAGACATGGCAAGATACCATGACATATTTAAATACGTGTGTGATGATATTCGACCTTCTGAAAGATCAATACAAAGATACAGAAGAGAATACGGTCATTATTTTGAAGTATTATTGCAAATGACCTTAAAAAAGGCCTTTGATGAAGGATTCACTGAATTTAATCACGTTGCCATTGATGGAACCATCAAAAAAGCATACAATTCCAACAACAACACCATCACCAAAAAAGAAACACAAATATTAGTCGATTACTACGAAGGACGACCAATTGACCCAGAATCTCTTGAAAAACTCAACCGAAGATTTAGAAGATTTCTGCGAAAGCACATCCATTAAAAATCAATTAAAACTCGATGTAACAATATTTTAAAAAAATCAACAAGTCAACCAAAATTTAATTTTGGCGGACACCCCAAAATTAAAAAAAATAGAATAAAAAGAATTTAAATTAAATTTTATTAGATACTAACCTAAATTCAATACAATCTCATCATTTTCAATAGCTAAACTAACATCTGATTTACGCACATACCCTGACAAGTCCAATCTAACAGGATCTAATTTTTTCCAAGCATACTGATAATTACCCTCAGTTCCGCTGCGAATAGTACACCATACCTGATACTCATCATCTGTTTGAGGATCAGTTTCTGGAACAAGATATAACTTGTTCATAGTTGATTTATTAGGTGTTGGTTTAGTTTCAACAGGCACTATCATATCAACATGCAATAGAGATTGTATTGTATTATCTACAGCCATGTTAATTGTTGATTGGGTTGCATTTGCAGCAGTCCCAATATTCGGATGTGCTACAGGGTCTAATACTTCACTAGTAGAATGTGTATGCCCTGCATTAGCTTTTAATTCTAATGCATCATAAACTGCATTAGATGTTACAGCATTATTATTGTTATCTTGAACTGTATCAACAACAGTAGGGATTGTTGGTGTGTTACTTAAATCATCATAATCTCCAGTTGTTGCGACAGTAGCAAGGCTGGATGAATCTGCTTTATTATTTAAACTATCTTTAACTAATTTTTCTGATGGGAAATTATTGTTAGTAGGTGTTGTACTCCACTTACTAACTTTATTGCTTTTATCTTCTTTACCAGATATGTCTTGATGTTGAGTAATAAAAGGATTGGACCCATCACCATCATTGGCTAAGGCAGATGTTTTTGTTGGTATATCATCTACATCAGCTTTATTTTTTAATTCATCATGCATGCATTTTGCACTAGGATATTGGGTGTCAGTAGATGCTGCAGAAATACTGGTTACTTTATTGCTTTTATCTTCTTTGTTTTTTGAAGCTAACCACTGCCCAATATTTAATCTTATTTCTGAGTTTTGGTTTGTTTCCGGCATAATTATTATACTCCTTTTAAAAAATTTTTTTTTATTTGAATACTATTTCATCACCAATCATATAAACACTTTTTATATAGCCTTGTTCTTTGAGAAATCTATTCAATTGATTATATGTAATGTACTCTTTTATCTGTTCATTAACATATTCATGTACTTGAACTTCATTTAGAAATGGTAAATAAACTGAATCAATAAGGACACCATTACTAAAAATATGAAGGCACCCCTCATCAAAAAGAATATTATCCACTTTAGAGTTTATATGCTGAAAGATTTCTACAAAAATATCTTTACTACAATCGCCATAATCACTGTGATGTTTTCTAGAATACTCACTTTCCACTAAAGGAATAGTAATTGCATTTGTAAGGATTAAATCCCCACCATAAACGGTTATTTTAAAAAAACTAGTTTTCAAACATGATGATGGAACAACACAATTACAATTAGATTCAGACCCTAAATGCATGGTTGTTTTGTTGTCAAATGCATCTGTGAAAATAGCAAATTTATCTACATCCTTCCAAATGTCTCCTTCGATTGTGAATTTTGCTTTGATTATATTTTTGGAATATCCTACAATTGGTTCTTTATCTGTTCTTTTGAGGCGCTGATTTTCAGCTTTTAATTGTATTTCTATCACAAAATATCATACCCCCCACTCCTTAATAATTAAGATTAAATTTTATAATACTTCAACAATTTTCTGAGTAAAGGAAGAATTTACTCCATCATAGCCCATACTAAATGCAGACATGAGGTAAGTTCCTTTATCCAATTTTATTGTTAGTTTTTCTGATTTACCATTATTATCTGTTGTTCTTACATATGGCACCCCATTTATTACAAGAATCAAATCTCTATTATTTACCTTAAACCCTGGTTTATCACAATATAATTTGGCATAAATACCATTACCCGAACCGTGCAGTATTTGAATTTTAGTTCCATCTTCACCTTGATTATCACTCCACCTGCCTATTTTGATACGTAAACTATTCCGATAATATTTTTCAGCAAGTTCGCCTGAAGAAGATTCCACAGAAGCTAAACGCTGATTCAAAAGTGTGCCTTGATAAGCAGCTAAAGCTTCACCTCCTATGAAATTAGGTGCTGTTAAATTATTTCTTGTTTTCACATGCCCATACTCTGATTGATTCCCTACACCATACTCATTTGCAGTTGAAGCATGATATTTCCCACAATATTTTGAATCATGATTATGATTCCTTAATGCAAAAGAAGCACTATTCAAATCATTTAATTTTGTAGCATTAATCACAGTATCTTCAGCAGCATTAGCAAGTATATTATTTAATTCATCAGGTCTTACATAACGTGTATCTAATTCTTCAATTGCATCAACCAAATCTTGCAATTGTTGTTCTTCACAGATTACTACTTGATGAACACGATTTCCAGAGTCGTCATAAAAATTCACATCAGCACCAATAATATGGCCTTCATCATCTCTACTTGTAACATTTGTTTCAAATTCCATTTAATCAGCTCCTATGTTTTGAATTCCATGTAATTTGGTTTTATATAACATTGTTTTCTAATATTCTCACGTGTGGCATAATATCCAATACTTATTCCCGCATCATCCAGACTTGGAGTGTACACTACTTCAAGAATATCATTTAATGATAATATTGTAGATTGATCATCAATGTTCACTACAGGGAAACATAATTCATTAGTATTATAATCCATTGTGAAATCATTGTCTTCTATGATTTCTTCACCATTCAAAAATATATCTCTAAGCGGATCTAATGCTGGAGCCCTTAATGGAATCTTACGATTATTTAACATATCTTCTGTGATTTGTATTGTTTCTTTGAAATAATCTAATATTAATGGCATTTCTTCATTTGCCAAGTGGTCAATGAATAAAGGATTATATTTAATAGTTAATGTTCCCGGGGCAATTGTTTGAAGAACATTACTGAAAAATGTTAATTTATCATTCTCATAATCAAATGTGAAATCATACCATTCACCATAAATTTTTGTTTTACCCGTGATTGGTTGTAGTGTACATTCTATTATTGGATATGCTGGAGATGATGTGAATTCAAACCCATCAAAGAATCCAGGAACATAAACTTCATTTTCCATGTATCCAGTAACATATATTTGATGTTCTTTTAATGCTTCCACAGCACTTGGATGATCAATTAAGTATTTGCGATTTTGACTATTCGTTTTACCTGTGACTTTAATTGCATCTATCTCATTTAACCATGTAAAGTTTTGTATGTCTTTAGGTTCTATGATTACAAAATGCTCCATTACTTCGCAGTTTCTAATAATTTCCGCTTCACAAGAAACGGACGGTTCTACTTTAAAAGGGGCATTTACTTTAGCCCACGCATTAGCTCCCAACATTGCACTTGTTTTTGGGAAGTAATAATGCGTTCTCACATACATCTGTTCAGGAATATCTGTCTCTAATTCTACACGCATATACTCGATGATGGGAGTATCATTAATCTTAGTTCTCATACGAACCTTAATAAAAGTCATACAATTAGGAATATTGAAATATAATTGATTATTAGTGAATTTTGTCCAATTTCTCCCATCATTACTACCCCAATATTCCAATTGAAGATTACCATCACTTGCTTCTCCAGTATCAATTGCATTTATCCTAACCCTTTTAACAGGATTACTGAATATAGGTTTCAAATATAACCATTCATCAGTATTAGTAATATAACCAGTTTTAAACTCCCTAATATGTGCTTGAAATGCAAAATCCTGCGGAGCATATTTTCCCTGATGATATTCCACATCATCATCTTTCCCATACTTTATCCAAGTCATACCATTGTTGAAAGTAAAAAATGCATCCCCTTCTGTATAAACATCAGCATGACAATGTTTGTTCCAACCCCCTAACCAATAGGTGTGTGTTGGATGACTTAATGGAGATAAAACTACAATAGCATAAGTTTGACCTTGTTCAACAGTACATGGATGATCAAATGGTATACTAACAATATTTGGACTAGTATTGATAAATCTTATTTCTTGCTCGGCAAGGACTGAATATTTTCCATCATACCCGCAAGCCAATTCTTCAGGATATACTACTCCATCTTTTTCAACTGTTTTACGTATTTGAACAATTAGTGGTGAAGCAGTATTATGTTTATCTTGACCTTCATTAACTTTAATATTCAACACAACAGATTCAAGCAAACCCGTTTTTTTAGCTTCAAATGTTTGAGCTCTCCCAACACTAGGTATTTCATTGTTTAATTGATTTTCCAACCAATTAGGTCTTGTTTCATAATGTCTATTTCGGTCAAAACCAACATACCAATGTTCATTAGCTATCATGTCCCCACCAATAATATTCCCTGATGAATCTTTCACAGCCCATGGACTATAGTTTCTAGTTGATTTATCTACAGATGAAGTAGTTTGTTTTTTTACTTTTGCTTGATTGATTATTTGACCATTATCAATAATAGATTCAATAGCACATGTAGTTTTTGCTGTATCAATCAAACTTAAATCACTGAAATCAATTTCTACTTCTTTACTTGTTGAAGAGTCAAAAACAACATCATTATTACTACTTATTTTGTACCCATAACTATTGTTTGAATCTACTGCAATGGGACTGAATCGTTTTCTGTTTACTGCAGGGGTTTCATATTTCACTTTTTCTATTTCTTGTTTCAACCATTCATCATTCATACATATTTGCCTTAGCATTTGAACAGTGATGTCTTTTTGTTCATCGAAACTGGTTAAACCAAGGTTTTTATATTTTGCAGGACAGTTTGCCATAATTTATCTCCTTCATATTGTTTGAACAATTATTTCATCATTATTAGGATCTGAATTTGAACTATTTTTAATATATAAATCCTTAGTATTTTTATTATAGTAATAGCTTCCAGGAGTTAATTCTGCAATACTTGTTTTCCTTACATATCCACTATTCGTATTGTTTTCAATTACTCCTACAACAGTATTTGGTTCATAAATCCGATAAACATTATTTTCTTCATCAGATACTTTCCAATTTCCACGTACACTACCTGTTCCCATTTTGAAATAGTAATCTAAATGAACAGTACTTGTAACATTATCTAAAATTGATGAAATTATTGTATATGAATCATGACTTACTAATCTATCACATGCAGTTTTAACGCCAATTTCAGTAGTATCTTGTATTTCCAAAGCTGTGAAATCTGCCGATAAAATAATTTGTTTGTTTATTAAATCCACCTGTGTTTTACAGGTTTTCTGTACTGTTTGCATGGATAACTTTTCATCAGATTTACGAGGGTTAGCAGTTCCTTTTCCCAGGCAAATATATTTTATTGGTTCAAATTCTTCATTCAACCATCTATTCATGAAGAATGCTTCACCACGAAAAGTAATAAGATTAGTCCTTTTGATTTCCAATATTTCATTTAGGAACATTGATTGCAAGTGTACCTTGAAATAATATTCTCCATTCACATTAATCATACGAATTTCAACTCCATTGTTTGATTGTTAAAAGTAATTTTTGCATTTGAATGTAGAGTAATTAACTCCAAATCCGAAGTAGATTTCGTGTCTAAGTTCAAATGCAAAATTTTCGTCAAAGGCATTAAATTTTGTAATCTTGCACTTAAATTAATAGCATCTTCCATATCAATGTTAGATGGAATTTCATTATAATCAAAAGTGAGATCATAATCATTTGGAGTAATATTATATTTCCCTCTAGCATATTTACAAGCCATTTAATCTTCCTCCTCATCTATTTCAATAATTAAAACATCCAATTCATTAGAATCATCATTCAACAAAATCATGTCATCATCTGTTAATTCTGTTGTGTCTAATGTATCTTGAAGCAATAATTGTTTATAATTTCCTGAAGGCACGAGAATCAAATCATTTGCACCATAATTTGACAAGTCATTAGGTATTTCATCAAGAATAATTACGTCTTGATGTTCTCCAGACCGAGTAATATCTTGGACAAGAGTTTCGACTTCAATTACTGTGAATGAGTAATTTTTTGTTGCTGCTTTGAAGAATGAATTTTCAACATATGATACTGTGCATGTGTATAATCCAAGTCCTGGATTAGTAAATGTTTTTGAATATATTCCATTGTGATGATCAATATTAGATTGTGATGAGAATCCTATTTTGAGCACACCATATCCAAGAGCGAACCCGTCTTCAGTTTCAATAGTGCCTTTAACTGTGATAGTATCTTTCAATGAATAATATTGTTGCCTATTATCAATTCTAATGACAACATTTGTTTTTACCACAGTTGTTGTTAATGTAATTGTTTTCGGTTCATACCCATAATCAGGAATATATTTTAATGTATATTCATGAACTCCTGTTGTCTGTGGAATGTAATTAAATTTATTTGTAGTGTCTATTGTTTCAAGTATTGATTTATTTTCAATTAGTTGTAGTTTTCCAGGAGCGATTTTGTTATTATGGTCTTTAATCTTGAATGATTTAATTAAAGCATGTATTTCTCTATTTTCTTCAGTTAAAACATTGGTTAATTTAGTTTCATTACTTACATTTGCAGTCAATGTTGTTGGCATTATTCCAACTTTTCTAGAAACAGTTTCAGATTCACAGCGGCAGTAATTTTTCCCATCATTACTTTTGTGGTCGTTATGTTTTACTTGGAAATTATGTGTATCTGTATCCATGAATGAAATATTGTTAAATGTGAAAACACCCTTTTCATTTGTTGTTACAGTTGACTGAAGTTCCTCATCAATGTATAAATCTATTTCTTCATTATCTATTGCAGTATCTTCTGTTGTAACGAGTTTTCCAGTAATGGTATATTTATCAGAGTAAATTAAATCTTCTGGAATGATGAAATTAGATATTTTTGTTTCGACCATATTATATTTTTTATGGACTTTAACATCTAATGAAGTGTTGACATTATTGTTGTTTGTGAATAATGTGTCTTTGGCATATAATAAACCGCAGTTATGTCTTAATGTAACATTTTGAAGATATAATTTTCTGTCTTGCATTACTCTGAAAAATGTAGGGGTTTCACACCATATGATTACATCATCATTTGGGCATGTGATGATGTTGGTGTCATTTGTGATTTGATATGCTTTTGATAATGAATGTTCTCCAGACATCAATGTGATGATGTTTTTCTCCCCATTTACGTTTGATAAAGCTTTATCCACTGTTTTGAATGCAGTTGTTTTTGTTGTTCCTTTGTTTTTATCATTTCCCCCTATCGGATTTACATACCAATCTGCAGTGTTACAGCCTCTTACAGTTATTAATATTTCTTCAGAAACAATGTCATTTTCACCAACTTCATAAATTCCTTTTGTAATTATTAGGTCTTGTTCTATTTCTTCAATGTTTTTGAATAATTTGAAATTGAATATTGCATTTTCATGATTGATATCATCAGTGTTTAATGTCCATTTTTTATCAGAATATAATATTAAATTCGGAACCACACTATTGTTGATATATGGGACAATTAAAAATGGTGTTTCAGAGTCTTCAAATATTTCTTCATTAATTAGATTATATGATTGAGTATTCCAGATTTCCTTTGCAAGACTGTCCAATACTTTAAAATCAAATGTAAATTTTTGTCCTTGGACTGGTGAGGGGTTGTTTACATTAGCTAGGAAGAATAATTGTTCATCATCTTTGTTGCACCATTGGTCTTTGTGTTCCCATCTTTGAGGAATCCATTCCCTATTATACTCTCCATCAACCATGTGTCTTTCAATATCAATCATTCTTGCTATTAACCTTTCACGATTGAGCATTTTAGCTTTTATCCCAAATAGTTTATAGATTTCTAATACTGGAAGTGGAGTGTCATGTAAATGTTCGATGTAATAGAGTATTCTTTTCAAGTAATGGTAATCATCTTCTGTTGTTTGGTTGTTGTATGGTGGTTCTGTTTTCGAATATTGACTTTCATTCACAGTAATGTATTGTTTTCTGGGTATGTTGTATAATATTCCAAATGCATCTAGGCTGTAGTCATGGTCATATTCATCACCATATCTTTGATTGTTTTCTGGGAATCCTTTTGTTAATGAATATTCTTCATATGTTTCCACATTTATTTTATATTTATCTTCTGGAATAATAGTTTGCGAGTATCCTTCATAAAGATACTCAAACTTATTAATTTCATCTTCATATTCAAATGTTTCAACATATATGACTTCATCAACTTCTTCCTTAAACTCTACAATTTTAGTAGTGCCATCATCCAGCTTAATTTCCTGCGAACTAATTTTAATATAATTTCTGATAATCTCAACAGATTTAATATAATCAAAACTAACATGGAAATAAATATCAAAATAATGAGGTTGTTCTTGAACTTTCCAAATCAAAAGATGTTTTTCCAATTTACCTGCAAGATAAACCTTAAACAAATCATTATTTATATCTTGCAATCGATTATTGAAAACTTTCTTAGTTTTAGTAAAATTACTCTCTTCTTTTTTATCCAAAAAGAAAGGATATTTTTTCAGCAAATATTCTAAACTTTTATACATGAAAATATCACCAAAAAATTCATTATTATTCCATTGTAATTTCAATAGTTCCTGCAACACTTTTCTCTTCATCATTAATTGTAATTGGTGCTTCAGGATAACTAAAATCAATATTTTTCAATTCTGGAATTTCATTATCTAAATAAACCGCCAATTTATGGGGGATGAAATCCTCACCTAACTTCATATTATCAATATATCTAGTAATGGTCGCAGTAATCTTACTAGCAATATCTGCTTTCTCATTATTACTGTAATGATTAATAGTATCAATATCAACATTGCAAACCGCATAAACATCAACAGTTTTTAAAATAGGTGCCATCAACACAATTGATTCTGTTTCTTGAGTCACATCATTGTTAATTTCATCATAAATTTTATTCAAAGTATATGGATCTCCAGGATCAACAACAATCTTAATAGTTCCTGTACCAGCCCAATTAGGAATCAATTTGTAACTATCAACACCATCAACACGTGCAAAATAATTGATATAAGCATAATGATGACCTTTCAAATGGACTTTAATCCAATTTTTAATTAAATCACGATAATCATCATCACCATAAGCATCACTACCTCCTGCAGCACTTGTTAAATTAGTAACACTAAAAGCAACAGGGATATTATCCACTCTTGACAAAACCTTTGTCAATGTATTCGCGGCAACTCTGCTTCCAGTTCCTGAGTTAATAGCAAAAGCTTGAACAGTACATTCAGTATTACCTGCAGCAAAATATATATCTTCAACAGTTTCAAAGATTACACCAGATTTACTGGTAACTTGAACACCTGCAGGTTCAGTAACATCAGAAGGCAAACCCCTATCTAAAGTAAATGTTAATTCAACACCAGCTTTAGTAGAGGTTGGTCTTGGACATGCAAATAGTTTACCAATAGCATCTAAATCCCTACCAGTAGCCCCGACAACAAGATTACCTGATTTAGTTGGAACCTCTACTTTTGAAGATAAATACACTTGATTGATAAATTCAAATAACTCAGCAAGACTTTCAGCATTCAAACTAGAATCCATCACAAACCAATTACTAATATCCTCACGATTTTCAATATAATCTAGGAAATTTTCATCAGAACTAATCAGATGATAATCTGACCCATCTTCTAATTTCTTCTTAAAAATTTCTTTGTAATGTTCCAATGTAGTTTTTTCAAAATCGTAATTACTCATAAATTAACACTTCCACTAATCACTTCATCGTTAATACTTGTAATATTGAAAAACACCCCATATTTATGAGCATTATTATCCTTATTATCAGTAACTATTATTTCATTAACAGTTTTGATTCTTCTCATTTCTTTCAAAACATTTTCACAATAATAAGCAATTTTCTTTTGAACAATTGTAGATTTTTTAGCTTTTGTTAGTTCATGAATTTTACAACCAAAATCTGGACTATATAATTCATTTTTCAATTCTTTATATCTAGTCATAATTGCAATATTTATAGCATTTCTTAAACTATCATGACCAGATACGATTTTAAAATCTCCATCTTCAAATTGTAAATCCCATTTATTGTTCCATTGATTCGGAGATATTTTAACATCCCTATGCAATGTTTTATTAAACTTATAATCATCTGATTCATAGTCAATGGGTAACATTTTTATTCACCCTCATCATTTATTATTTCATCAATTATTTCTTGTTTCATTTGGGCTATGAGGTCATCAACTTCTTTTTTAGTGTAAACTTCTTTCTTGGTGTAGATGTTCTCAATATCCGCATAATTCACTTCAGTATTATCTGCATGGAATTCTCCTTCAGTATATGTGATTCCAGCCATCGTATTTATTTTAATTTCACCATTACCTATTTCAATTCCCCATATGTTTGTTGCACCAATGTTCGTGAGTTTGAAATAATTTTGATCTGCTGGTTTAATACCCACAATATCTTCTGGATGGTAGTACCCTAACATTAACATTTCTTTAGCATCTTCATTTGAAATGTCTGCAACAAGAACATGTAATTGTTCTCTTGGAAGTATGCAAGGTTCTTTCAAAGTTTCACAAAAAGCATTTTCCCCTTCAGGGGTGAAAAAATCAATTAAACTACCTCCAAACCTATGAAACATTCTACAAAGAACGGGTTTAGTAATATTATTCAACTGTACTTCAGCTTTATCAAGGTACGGGTAAAATTTTAATAATTTACCAGTTCTAATTTTTGAAGCATCCACCGTTTTATTAATTGTTTCTTCAATTTTACGATCATCAATAATCTGATTAACTAATAATTTCAAGGGGTCATATTGTCTTTTATTGGTTAATGTGATGTTATTGGTAGTTCTCATGTTTCCACATCCTCAGTAGGGGCTTCTTCCTCTTCATCTAATTCTTCTTCATTTGAATCTTCATTCCATTCTCCAAGACTTGGAGGATAATCTACCAATGTGAGGTTTGTATTAAATTCACCATTCTCTGAAATTTCATGGTTAACAGCTTTGATATACATCCACATGTCTGTAGGATACGAATATAGTTTCACATAAACCCACCCAGGTTTATAGTGATAATCTCCAATAACTTTTAGCTCTATTTCATGCCCATTGTTTCTTCTGATTTTTGCCCATTCGAGGTTGGCGAAGCTTAATGCTTCATCATATGTTTCACAGGGTACTTCTTCGTATGATGTTGATGGAGATGTTGTTTCTCCACTATCTTCAGGAGATGTTGTATCATCAGTTGCTGTTTCTGCATCAGTAGAAGGAGTAGTTGTTGATGATGAATCCACATTATCTTCTTTAACAATCCTTTTAACTGCATCAGTTTCTTTTGGCTTTTCACCAAACCTGCTGATTAATGCTTTGTCATATAATACAATGTCATCTCCACCGGGCCAATGAACTTTCAAGATATTTATTGTATCTGGATGATAATCCTGAACACTAATACTATTCAAGTGAACATTTGTTCCTTCAATAATATTATTCTCCAAATGATCTCTTTCAGGTTCAGGAATTTTACGTACACGAACAGTATCTTGATCTACTGTGATTTCAATCTCACCATCCCAAAAGCTAGCTACTTCTTTTATAGCATCTTTAATTGTTGAAGCTGATGAATCTCCACCATCTTCTGTAGAACCTCCACCAATAGCATTAACAACATTTTTTGCTATTTCTTGAGCTGAAGAACCCCCGACGATTTTTACTTTGTCTTTTAATTTTTGATTCATTTGTTTGAATGTTAAACCACGAATATTAGCACATAGCCTTGCTGGGCAATCTGCATCAGCACCAATAGGTCTACTACTGAAGCCTGGTTCACGCCCAGCTATTTGACTTGAAATGTCCCCCCGAATAGCAAACACGGCAAACTTAAAACTATTACCATTTTTAGCTGCACCGTAGTAATAGTCTGCGATTGAATATGTGCCTGCAGCTATAATGAACACTCCTATTTTGCCGGTCGCTCTTGAACTGTAAGAATAAGCCGCAAATGGATTAGGAGCAATAGCTAATTTTTCTACATTATGTCCTGCTTTTTGCAAAGCATCACATACTGCATTCTGCACCTTTGCATCATTACCATCATTTCTATCACAACCCACTACAACCTCTGACATATATAATCACCATTTTAACAACTAGGAAAATCTCCACAGACACAATCTTTATTATAATTATTCCAAACTTGACCCAAACTTCTTCTTGATTCACAACCTTCACAACCAGTTAAATCTGAAGCTATCCACTGACCAGCAATTTGCACTTCTGTCCAAAAATGATTAGGTCCATGAACAACTCTTGCAGTTAGTTTAGCTGCTTTAAAACAAGTACAAGTCAAACAACTAGTATCAGCACAGTTCAAATGACTTGCATTTTTCAAACAAGCTTCAGGATCACGAGGATAATTACTGCATGAATAAGAACTATATCTAATAATCGCTTTCAAAGCATTATGAATTGCTTCTGCTTTAGCTCTATCTCCTTTCTTTCCTTTAATAGCTTTTTTCACAAAGTCGTTGATTGAAGCATAGTTTCCACCAACCTCTCCAGAATCCCCATCCCCACTATTGACATTACTATAATCTATCACATCATCTTGTAATCCTGTAACATCAACATCAGGTTTTAAATTAGCAGTTTTAATCATTTCAGTAATGATTTCAGAACGTTTCATTTGAGTAAATTCAAATTGGTATTCTTCTTCAAGTGTTTTATCCATACCTGATAAACTAAGGCTAGTTAAACCATTATTGAATCTTTCTTCAGTAATGAATCCGAGGATTGCCGGAGGTAATTCTTTTAATACTCTTTTTTCATTATATTCCTCCCAATCTACTCTAAGTAACAATCTAACTCCAAGATAACATTGAGACAAATCTGTTTCGAAGTAAGGTATTTCACATGACCCACTATTAGACATATCTTCATAATCATGATCCCACCCTATAGAATGTAAATTTCTGTAATAATAAATTTCTTGGATTTCTCCTTGATGAAGTGTGAAACCATCTTTGTTTTCTTCAACATCATATGTTTCTTCATCTGTTTCTTTGTTACCTTCTTCTTTAACTTTATCTTTAACAGATTCTTCTTCATTGTTACTTGTATTGGGAACATAAGGCTCAAAGTTTTCTTCATCCGTCTTGTAAATTTCAAGGAGATATCTTGGAATAGCATATGCAGAAACCATCTTATTAACCTCCATTTTTCACAATAACCGTATCCAAGTTTTCCAATGATTCTTCACCAGGAATATTTGATTTTCCATTAGTAATAACTTCTTTGACAGATATTTGTAATTTCAAAGTGGTGGGAGTATCTTTCTGCCATTTAATTTGAACACTCGCTGTGAAAATACCCCCCAATAATGGACAATAAACCTCACATAGTTTATTGTTCAATCTAGTGAAAGTTTTATAATAAAGGTCAGGATGATGAGGCTCAATAAAAATTGTAGTATAAAAAGTTCCTTCACGAGGAATAAATTTACCTCTTGACACAAAAGGCACCCCTAAAGCTATTTGAGTTTCGTTCAATTCCCTCATAGGTGTAGCCACATTAAGATCCCAATCATCAATGTAAAAAGCAAATCCATCTATTTCAAGATTATGCTCACTATTAGGAATAATATGTTTATTCATATCAACCATAATTATCTAACCCCTCTAATGTTAACATCTTGAACTTGTCTTATTCCTTCTAATCCAAGAGTCACTATTTTTTGACATTCAGTTTGAGTTAAATTACGTGCATCTAACTGAAATGCACCATTACCAATATTAAATATAATAGTTTTATTAGTGTTTTGCATTTGTGGCATTATTTTACTTAGTAATCCCATACCTTGCAAAGCATTAGGATTAGGGATATTATTTAATCTTTCAAGATTGGTTCCAATACCTAGATTTGGTGAACCCCATGCACCAACTACTCTTCTTGAAGTGTCCCTTACAGTCCGTACAAGTAATGATGCTCCAGACAATACTTTTTGAACAGAGTATTCTCCTATTTCTTGACCCCACATTCTAGCAATAGCACCAGGGGAATGTGAATCTGCCCCTTCTTTAGCAGCAGCCACGGCTTTTTCTGCGGCTATTCTACATGCATCTGCTAAAGCACCACTACCATTTTTAACTGCTTGAACAGCATACCCCATTTCAGCTTGAGCAATATTTGCTAATTTGAAACTACCTTGAAAAGCAGCTCTAGCACCATTACCTGCATTTCTTGCACCTCCTACCATAGTACTTTGGAACACTCCCATTGCAGCTGATGCTTGAGCATGAACTCCCCCGGATAATCCACTCATACCTGATACAACACCTGCTTTTATACCTGCACCTATTCCATGTGCTGCTCCTTTGAAGCTTCCACCCATACTAGATAATGTTCCACGTAATTGATTTAAAGCCTTACGGACACTAGATAATATTCCTCCCACATCATTAACATTAGTGCCTTTTAATTTATTTAATTCCTTAGCTGCTTTTTTAATTACTGATACTGCACGTTGAACTTTACCTCCTGCACTTTGATTTACCTGTGGAATACCCTTGATAATATTAACAGAATTACCTACATTTCTAGAGGAAGTACCTATTCTAGCAACTTTAGTGTATAATCCATCAGGTACTGTAGGAACACTTTGCAATCCTATTAATTCAGTAGCTGTTTTTTGCAATACATTTTTAGCAGAAGTAATCTTTGCAGGTAACATTGATAGTGTAACAACATTAGGAATATTGGCTCCTTGCATTGCACGTACTGCATTACCAACTACTTTTGTAGCATCAGCTACTCTTGTTACTTTTGTTGCAATACCTGGGGGAACATTAGGAATGCTGTTGAATGTTGCTAATGTCCTAGCAGCATTTGTTAATGTGCTTTTAACATTATTCAAAGTAGAAGTGATATCTGCACCTCTAAATAACCCTCCTATTGCATTATCCCAATTCATATCATCCCTTAATGAACGCAATGAATTGATACTATCAGAAACTCCTTTCAAAGAGTCGCCAATATTTCTTAATTTACTACCCACATCTTGGGGGATATCCGGGAGATTACTAAAGTTTTTAAGAGCATTAGCAGCTTTGACAATATCAGATTTTACTTGAGTTAATGCAGTTTGAATATCAACCCCTCCAAATAAACCAGTGACAAAACCATCCCAGTTTTGACCATCACGAATACTACGTAATGCTCCAATACTATCAGAAACTCCTTTTAAAGAGTCGCCAACACTTTTCAATCTGGAAGCAACTCCACCATCAATGTCAGGCAATCCTTTCAATTGATTTATTGAATCTGCAGCTTTTATCAATTCATCTTTAGCTTGGGCAATTGCATCTGTGGTGTTGCTAAAATTAAAAATCCATGCGACAAAATTACCCCATCCCACAGTGACACTAGTTGAAGTCATAGCATTTGTTGCAGCCGAAATAGATTGTAAACTAGCTCCTAACTTTTGAAGTTTACCGGGAATACTATCATTAATATCTCCAACTGTTGCTAATTGATTAATAATTGGAACTACAGTTTTTATTTGATTTACTGCTAATTGAATTGGATTAGTTATCATGAATAATCCTTGAACAAAACCATATATTCCAGTCATTGTTGCAGTGAATGTCATTTCTGTCATTACAATGCCTATGTTCAATATAACTTCACCAATCTTTTTAATGCCTTCCAAGTCATCATCAATATCAATGCCTCCAAAGTCAAGTGCATCCACTAACATTTGTATTCCTTTCATACACAGTAATGCTTCGGCAGCTAATGCAGTTACAACAGGAATCATCACAGCTATTACTACAGCGATTGTTAGTAAAGGCACTAACATTGATGATGCACCTGCACTTATTGCAGATAACCCTCCAGAACTAGCTTGCATTCCTGCCCCTGCACTTGCTGCTTTAGAACCCACATTTCCCATTTTGCTAGCATCTTCAACCACATCTTCAGTAGCCTTTGAAATTTTAGACATTCCTTTTGTATCAGGAATATCACCCATAACTTCTGCAACTATTTCTGATTCAGATTTTAATGCATTCGCAGAAAGATTCATGTGCCCATATTTCTCTTCCAACACAGCCATCTTAGACAAACTCCCTTCAGAGGAAGCAACTTGATAATCTATCATATCCTGTAACATTTCAGCATCATTAATATCTACAGGCGAATTTTTAAAACTAACATTTCCCCCACCAAATGCAGCAGCCTCTTGAATTGCTCCAGGAGTCAACCCAGACAGATTATCAGCAATATCTACTGCAGATGCTGCCTCTTCAGCAGCACGAAATTTATTTAACCAATCAGTAGCAATACTCACACCATCACTAACTGCACTAAAAGCATCTCTAATACCTTTTATACCTTGAGCAGTTTGAGCTGCAAAACCCATTCCTTGACTAAATATATCTATCCCCTGAGCAGCAACAATAATACTTGCAGCAAAATCTCCCCCTGTAGATGAATTTAAGTCCAAGAATGCTTGTTTAACACTTTTAATTTGAGGTAAAAATTCATTACCTATTTTTTTACCAGCACTGCTAAAAGCTTTTCCTAATCTTGCATCTAAACCTTCATTGGTTTCCATTAATGCAGATGTATCTCCAGTTAATTGTTGTACTGCTGCAATATAACCTTTGATATCACTCTCCTCTCCATTCCATAAGCCAGTTCTTTTCAGTGCATCTGTTGTAATACCATACTGGTCTAATGATGCACATGCTCCTTTAATACCTTTAGAGAGGTCCATCATTGCTTGCTCTGATAACTCAACTGAACCTGTCTGTGCCAATACTTTTGCACCAAATGCAGCTATTCCATCTGTTGCATCATATATCTGAGCATCTGTTGCACCAGTAGCTGTTTTAAATGCATTCATTGCAGGAATCAAATTCTGCATACTTACAAGACTAGTGTTCGTAACCTCATCAATATGTTTGTTTAATTTTTCTGCTGCAGCTGCATTATCACTCATCATGTTGACAAGTACACTGTTTGTTTCAGCTTTGTTTGTTGTAGCAAATAATAAATCCGCTGCGGATTTCCCATTAGATAAACTGGCTATAAGATTGTCACTAACATTGCTTAAATTTTGAAATCCTGTGTTTGCACTGTTAAGTGCATTAGTAATTGTAGATGCCATGCTTTGTGCATTAGATCCAACATTTTTAAATACATTACTTGCACTATCTGTTGCACCAATATTAAGCATTATGTCTTCTAAAGTAGCCATATTATCATCTATTTATTTAAATTTGTTTTTATTGAGTTCTTCCTGTATTTTTTGATATTCTTTATATTCATTACGAACTATATTGCTGTATTTATGTATTAATAACATCATGTCGGGAGTGAATTTTTTTCTGATTACTTCACTTATTACAATTCCTAGATGTTGTGATACTCTAAAATAAACTTCCCCCATGAAACTATCACTCATTGAGAAATAATTCCTCTGTTTTCTGCTCATCAATATGAAGCATTTTTCTGACTTTCTGATACAGATCTATTACAGTTGTGACTTCTATCTTATTCCAAAATTTTAATTTTTGATTATATGTTTTGAAACTAGTGTTTTCAAATTCAACCTGTCTTGCAAGGAATTCTCTCATTCCCTGTGTTTTATGTTCCATATCATATTCCTGTTCTTCATATTTATCAGCAATGTGTTCTGCAAGTTTCTTTTCTTCTTCAGTATATACAGTTTGGCCTTGCATTACTTTACTCCAAACGACACGTTCATTAGTGTTCAATTCTTTAAATAGATTTGCATGAGTCTGCATCTCACTGATTGCTTGACTATCAGTCAAGGGTTTGACTATGAGGTCAAGTATTACTTCTTCACCATTCCTCAAACAATATACCATTTGAAGTTTGTAATTCTCTTCCAATTCATCAATTAAAGCCAATAATTCTTTTTCAGATTTAATATGCTTACGGACCGTTTCCACATTCTCTTCACTGTTAGCTACATCCAACTTTTTCATAGCTTCCCTATATCTATAAAGAACCTTTTTCAAAAAAGTTAATTCATCATCTGTTAAATCTTCTTGATTTAAACATTTTTCAACAACAGCAAATTCATCTTCATCCAAGACATCCAAAGGTAATTGCTTACACTCTGTAAGATATTGACTTTCCAATAAAAATTCATCCATAAATTCTTTTTCATCACCAGTAACAACTTCTTTTGACATATACGATTAACTCCTTTGTCGATTTTAAAAATCTTGTAAAAAAAAAATAAAAATAATGAAAAGCATTTGTTATTAATGTTTAAATAATAATGCTTCAAATTTAATACCAAAAGTACCATCAACAGCAGTACTATCAAAATCTGTAATTGTGGCGTATCTCAATACTCCTCTTTCTTCATATTCCCCATCATCGATAATATTATAACAAGCAATGTTTAATGCTAATGGATTTGAATCCAATTCCTCGATAATCTCTTGCACATCATCCCAATATTTATATGGAATATCAGATAACTCCCCACTATATTCTTCATCAGAAGTTTTCCATCCCACACCATGCTTTGCATTATCAACTTTAATCCTTTCTCTTTTCCATTTACCTGAAAATTTAATTCCTTTACCTGGGATTAATTTTTCATTAAATTTTAATATTGCCATGTCATAGGTTTTTTCAATAAATTCAACAGTTTGATCAGTCATAATATAATCCTCCATTTTTTTTAGTTAGTGACTTCCCCTGCAAGAATATCTGGTGGGGATATATACATCTCAGAGACAATGTACAATGTTGAATTAACAGGTTTTGCTATAGTTTTAATATGTAATTTAGGCACACTTGAAGGTGATTCTGAAACTATTGCCTTGGTTCCTTTTTGCATTGCCCCTTTTCTAATTTCCTCATCAACAATATCATCAACATCTGATTGTAACATTTTGAAATTAACTTTTAACTCGTTACGTTTCAATTGAGGATAACATGCAAAATGAATTCTTCTTAAAAGATGATCAGTATTTCTTCTGAAATGAGGTAACGCATCAGCAGGTCTTTCAGCACGTGCCATTGCAGAAGATACTCCAAGACATAATTTCGCATGTTCAATATTTCCCTCCATCTCCACTCTGATGAAATTGATACCTGCATTTTGAAGCAATTCCTCTTGATTATCAGTTCTAATTATAACATCTTCAGCAGATACGCTTCTGAAATCATAAAAACCCGGTTCCCCATCGTATGGGGTTAAACAGAATCTTGCACACATTTCAGGATAAAAGTCAGATACACATGGCCAGATTCTACTTTTTTGAATAAAAGTTGCCTTAGAATCATCAGTGATTTTCATCATATCCTCATCTGTTGAATATTCAACAGTAAATAATGCATTTTTTGGTCTTCCTTTTTTTGAATCATTGACCATAATCTCATTCAAAGAAGACATTATTCCAACAATGGTAGCTATTTCATCATCAGTTATTGATTTAGTTTTATCTTCTTTTTTAAAGCCCACAATATTAATTTCACCAACATCTTGTTGAGTCATTGCTACATTGAATGCTTCTGCCCACGCCTCCCCATTGGTGAAATCTATACTCCCCATATCGATAACATAAATAAAAGGTAAACCAATATCATCACTGTAGACTTTTTTAGTTTCTTTTAAAAATTTTTTACAAAATTGGTAAGTCATGTTAGTCTCTGCATTTCCAATTCCTCCATTTTCAATACTAGAGCCAACTTGTTCTATATTCCTATACTTTTTGATTTGAATATTATCTGCTTCCACTGTGTTTCCAGTTTGCCCAATAATCAAAGGGATAACTGCACCTTCACCATTCACCATTGGATCATGGTCTGTTTCAATAGATGTAATATTAGGTGTTTGTTCAATTGTCATTCATAATCACCATTGTTTTTTTTATTCATATCTTTTTATTTTTTGAGTTTCCTAAGAAATCTGATAATATTTTATCAAATTCTTTTTCAGTAATAGATGGTTTCACATCTTGATAACCATATTCTTTTTTCTCTTGCTCAAATTGAGACAATAAACCTGCTTTAGCTAATGCTCCAACAATGACATATTCACGTAATGGAGATTCAGCTACTAATTCATATAGTATTCTTTTCTGAGTTGCAGGAGTTTTAATTTCTTTAACTTCATCTAATGGTTCTTGTTTTTTCTTTGTCATCTTAAATCATCTTCAATTGTTAAATCAGTTGCCACAATTCCTCCAAGGTCATGTGACATAATATAATTCAAATCAAATTTGATTAATGTTCTCAAAACTGGTTCTGCAACATCCAGTTCATCCATTTCAGAAATACCTGATAATCTGAATGATCTTTTGATAATATGATGTTTTTTGAACCAACTAGTGTAATCATTTCTTTTTGGATGTGGGCATTGGCTCTTTGCGGATCTACCATTCATGACAGTTAATGCTTCACATTCCCTATCTAAAAAGTTGCATGTTCCATCATTGTAATGGCTGCATGTAGTGTAATGATTTCCTAATGCTTTGAAAAACAGTAATCTTATTTGACTTAATATAGTATGTCTTTCTTCTTCTGTGTCACACCATATATTAACCCATATTTCAGCACTATGTTCAAGTACAATTCTTTGAGTTTTATCTGTCCGATAATCTCTATTTATTTGCATGTCTGAAGCAATGTCAAGAGTAATGCAAGGGGTTTTATCTTTTGATTTTAATCTTTTCACAATAGGAATTGTTTTATCTTCATAAGTAATGTTACCTTTAAGAAGTTCCCAAAATGCATTTACAATAGGATACATTAATATTTCACCCCATTATACCTTCAGCAATAAGCATGTCCTGAATATTTAGTTGAATAATATTTTCTCCAACAATCCTCTTTGCAGTACGTGTGACAAAAGGATTAGCTTCAGTACCTGGATGATTAACTTTTCTTGCAAAATGCATTTTACCATCCTCTTTTCCTTTCCAAGCTAATAATGGATTTCCAGTTATAGTATGTGCCTTTGAACCATATTGTATAACTCTCCAATATTTAGCATTAGATGTTAAACAAACCCTACAAATACTTGGATGGGAAGTTCCAATACTCCTTCTAAGGTTTCCTGTTTTTACAGGTGCTTCTTGTTGACATATGCTATCTGCTTCGGCAATAGTTCTTTGCAATGCTTTATCGGCTATTTTAGTAATGTCTGCACCAACCACCTGTTCAAAATGTTTACTAAATTGGATATTAATCGACATGCTCATAATTAATCTCCTCTTTTCTAAGTTTTTTGATTGTGAGTTTTTTATGATTTATCAATCCATGATTCCATGTTTCCACAGATCCTACTATTTCAAAAGTACCTTCATCAGGAATCCTTATTAAGTCTGTATCTTTAACTGGGACATTAATATTCAAGTAAACATTATATGTATCTTGTAAAATTTTACCAAAAACTCTTTGAGATGATTCTGGAGATAATGGTTGGACATCTGCAGGATATTCGCCTTTACATTGATATTCATGTTTTTCTCCAAAAAAATCTTCATCACATTCATTATAAGAATATAATTTTATAGTAGCATTATTGAAAAAAGGAATCATAATTATAACATCCTTGTAAGTGGTTTTCGCCTACTATTTTTCAAGGTGTTCATGCGCTGATTTATTAATGCAATTAAAGAGTTATTTGTATCAAAGTTAAGAGATACATCTTTTTCTTTCACACTGGATGCATTTTTGGTTGGAGATGAGTCTAACTCATATAGAAGCATATCATAAGCCAATGGCAATATCTTTGAATTAATGAAACTATCTGATTCTTTACTTGTGTATTGTACAATTAATGCTTCTCCTTCATCTAATTTCTTCAAGAATCTTAACCTACCATTTTCCTTATCAAGAATATAATCCTTCGGGCATATTCTTGTATAATCTACTTTGACTTGGAATATTGTTTGAACTGGATAATGTTTGATGTTGTAATCTTGACTATCCCAGTTGAAATTGAATTCAGTATCAACATGTGCTACTGGAAATATATTTATTCCAGTTTCGGATTCAATTTTTCTCAATTGAATTTCAAGCATTTTAGTTATTGTTTCATCACCATAAGATTCTGGAGAAATGTTTTTGGAAGTTAAAAACGATTTTACACATTCAGTATCAATATTCATGTTTTGCATAATTCTAAAAACTCCCAAAGCATTTATTTTAAAAAAAAATATTATTTATGTGAATACTTTATCATTGTTCTGGAGTTTCCTCTCAGATAGTTGTATTCTTATTAACAGTTAAATTTACACTAGTATTTTCGGAGTTAACAGTAACATTATCATAGGATGCTAATGCAGTGTATCCTTCAGGTACAGTGACAGTTACTGAATATACTCCATAAGGAACCTTATTAATTGATGCTCCTCCAGCATTACCTGTATCCCCCGAAGTGTAAGTATTTCCACCACTGGTTAAAGTTACTTGAGCCCCAGCAACCCCCTCGGCATTATCATCTTTTACTGAGAGGTTAACCTTACTGGTTTTAGCTTCAGTTAATGCATTAACTACTTCAACCACTTCAACTAATTTATCATAGAAAAATTTGTCTACTCCTTCTCTTTGTTTGTAAATTTTAGAGAAAGGAGGTAATTCAATAGCCATAATTACGAGCCTCCTTTTTAGAGTATGTTTTAGTTTTTAGTGAGTATTAAGCTAACTCTAGATTCAGCTGCAGATACATCATAATCTGCAATAGCAATTTTAGTGTAACCAGATGGGATTGTATCATAATCTACATTGTATGTTCCATATGGTACCTGAATCATTTCAGCTAATCCACGATTGTTACTAGTTCCTGATTTGAAAACATTGTTCTTTTCATCAGTAAAACTGACTTTAGCTCCTTTAACCGGTTTGCCATCAGTGCCCATGATGTTAAAGTTAATGTTACCTAATTTTGTTTTAGTTTTTCTGTCTTCATCACGACCAATACCAGTAATCATACCATTTTTATATTCAGCATCATTATATTGAGTAATAACTTGAATAATTGATTGACTTGTAGCTAATTTAGTTTTAGCAAATGGTACAACAGTAGGAGGTTGGAATTCACGTACTTTAATACTTGATGTATCAACAACCGCTAATTTTTCACCTTTACTAGTGTCAACATGCCTATCAACAATGATTGGAATGATGTTTCCTGCTGCAGTGTAAATACCAGTTACTTTGTATCCTGCAGTTAATTCATATTCTAATGGTTTAACAGTTCCTGGGAAGTACAAATCATTTATTTGATTTGCTACTTCTGGAGTAGCGACTAATCCAGTTGGATAGCCATTTTCTTGAATGATAGCTTCAACAATAGAAACAATATCATCTTTAGTTAATAAGTCCCCTCCTAGGTCAAATGTGTTAGTGTGGATAGTTTTGAATAAACCTTTGAAATCTTTAGTTTCTTCTTCACCAACTCCTTCAAGTAAAGTGTAATCTAATGTGTTTGCCATATCAATTAAACCATCTTCAAGGTCATCTTTGAATAAATCAAATTCAGCTGCTTTTTCCGCAATATCTCCCATGTTAATATTGTAGTGCAATATCTTCATGAAAGCTACTCTTTTATCAAAGTCAGATGGGGTGTAAGATTGAATTTCATCATCTTCTAACATGAAGTTAGTTCTGGTTTTGTTTTCTTTTAATTTGTACCCTACTTTTACTTTTGCTGTTGATTTTACACAACCTTGGCTTTTTAGGAATTCCAGATATGGGGTTTGTAATGATACTCTTTTCTTGAGTTCAGGATCCCATTCAACAGGCATTACTGCATTTGCATTCATTGTTGTTTGCATTGCTTTTTGTAATTCTTGCATACCACTGTTCAAATCCATGAAATTGGATTGTAAATCTTTTAATGTCATTTCTTCAGACATATGTTTATTCCTCCTTGTTTGTTCCTAATCTGGATAATAATCCAGAGGATTTTTGATTAGCTCCAATGTTTTTGAAGATTTCTTCAGTAGTGAAAGTTTTAGTTGTATTCACTTCACCTTCATCATCGCTGTGGTTTTGCGGTGCTGGAGTTGGGTTAGGATTACGATTTTTGTTAATATAATCTGCTAATCCTTTTTGGAAATCTTCATCAGTGAATTTGTTTTTATTGATTTCATCTAAAAGTTCTGATTTTAAGGATTTTAACTCTTCAACAAGAGCTTTTTCCCCTACATTGTCTCCATTATTGTTATTGTTTGCTGGAGGTTGAGGTTCAGTTAACTCGCTAATCTTTTCATCAATAATTCTTTCAATATCTGATTTAACTGCTTCAATCACAGTACTTTGAATTTCTTCTTTGTTTTCTGCAAGATATTCATCCATGAAATCTTTGCAGATACTTTTAACTTGTTCTTCAGTAACATATGGTCCATTGTTCTGAGAATTATTTTCTCCTGGCATTTTGTTTGACTCCATGTTTTTTCTTAAAATATGACATGCTCCAGCTAAACATTTAGTTTCAACAACATCCACATTTTTAGCTGTGGTGACTGTTCCGAATGTGTCATAGTTAGCTGGCATGCCTGTAAGACTAATCTCAAAAAGGTCAATATCCTTTATCTCCCACCCATCATTGGTTTGGTCATAGTCTTTTATTCTACCACCTATACTTAATCCAAGCTGCACACCAATGTCTAACATCTCCTTAATAAGAGGAGCAAATTTAGATAAGATTGTGGCTCGGATTTTCAAGATATTATTATCTGAATCTACAACTTTAGTAATAGCTCCAAGGATTCCTTTGAAGAGATTATACTTGTGATCCCCATGAAGATTTTTTCTAGTTGTAGTTAGTTGAATCTTCATTGAATCAATTGCAGATTGAAGAATAACATCTCCTTCTAAATCTCGATTTGTTGTAGATGCCACTCCTTCTATGGTTAATGTTCCATCATCATTTAAATTATATGATTTATGTGTTGATGGAGCATACCATTTGAATAGCAGCTTGTCTTCAGTTTTAACTGTCATAATTATTTCAACTACAATATTATTATTTTTTTTAGAGAAGTGGGATTAGGGATTTAAACCCTTATATAATATTTTTTTTAATAAGTAGCAATCCCACATGATGATAATAAAAAAAAGAGGTGAATTAAATAATTTTGAGATTATATTAAAGAAAATATTGATAGTTTTTTTTATAAATTAATTTACATAAGAATATAAAAAAAAATTCGTTTGTATGCACAAAAATTGGATATTCTTTTTTTTCTTTTAAAACCTCAAAATTATTTTTATGGTGTTTTTTTCCCAAACTATGTGTTTCAAAAAAAGGGGGGAAATTATTAGCTGATAGAAGTTAACTGGTGTATAGAGGATTTGTTAACCCAGTTTACTCTGGGAAATAAGGTACTTAAAATATTGTTTTAACTATTTAAGAGATGGGAAAATATGTTTTAGACACCAGTCTTAAAACCTTTTTTTCCTATTTATAAAAAGTTCAGTTCACACATTATTTTATTTTTTTTGTGGTGGATCAGGGAATCGAACCCTGCCAAGATAATTTCCACCATACGATAAAAAAATTGAAAGATGGTTTATATAGATTAGAAAATAAAAAAATTAAAATAACAAAATATAAAATGGAGGTGATAATTTTGACTGAAAAACAAGAAAAGCCAGTCAAAGAACCAAAAGTTCAAAATCCTTACAAACCAAATCCCAAAGGAAAAAGAACAAGCAAAAAAATGATTAAATCCAAAAAAAAATAAAGAAAATTAATATTCTAAAGATCCATAAATGCGAATCATTTCACGTTTGAATTCTTCCCATTTTTTAGGGTCTTCAGCTTTAATTTGTTCTTCAAGCTGATGACGCTCTTCAGTAGTACTCATATCCCAAGTAATATCATAAGCCATCAATTCAGTCACTGAAAGATCATAAAAAGGTCCACTCATATCAATCCCTCAAATATTAATTACTTAATTAAAGTATTATATCAATTATTATATATAATTATGGATTGATATAGCTTACTTCAACATGATATTTAGAAAATTGTTTATTTGATGTATTAACAATACGATATAAATTCTCAATGAAATATTCATCAATAATCCTAGCATTATCCCTAGCTTTATTTGTAGAATATTTTTTTACATTATTGAACTCATTTTTACGTACAAAATAACATTCATCTTTTATTTCTTGATAAATATCATCCCATATTCTATTAATCTTATATGCCGAATCATCATCAAATTTCTTGAAATTTTGATTTTTAAAAATTTTGATTCCTTTATTTTCAGTAAATGAAATGCTATACTTCAGATTATAAAGGGTAAACATTTCAACATCTGCTAATGAGTGATATGGATTTCCACCCGGATGATTATGTATCACCATAAATAAGTTATTTGTTAATTTTGCTTTTTCACATAAATCTACACTTCCTATGTTGTTTTGTGTAAATTGATTGCAAATTACATTACCTTCTCCATCAACTGCATTTAAATATTCCATATTTTTATTTTGCAGACCATACATATATTTCATGACTTCATCTGTTAAATTATCTAAATCTTCAGGATCTGCAATGGATTCTAATTGTTTTCGTAATGATTTTGTTGTCCATTTAATTTCTGGCCTTTCAACTTTATCATTTTTATTATTCGGAGTGCAATCCATGAACTTAGGATTTTCTAATGGCCTTCTAACTAGAATTCCATGTCTTATATAAGCCATCACGGAGCATCTGCATAATGGATGAAAAGGTACTAAATCACCTGCATCCTCTATAAGATAAATCTTTGTTTCTGCTTCTCGACAAATAGCACATACATTATCATCACCAGCAGTTAAAATCTTAACTTCATGTACTCCATAATTAGCATAAGACTGCAAACGACCTTGTGTCATTGCACGTGCTGATTCAGTACGAGCAATCATCATAGCTCTTTGACGAGCAGATAATGTTTTACCAGTTAATGAATGATTAGTAGCATCTAATATTCGCTTAGCTACTTCCGGCATTCCTTCACCAGCAGCAATACCTGCGAATATTTCTTCCCGTATATGGTTTTTCAAATCATCATTAACATTGCTGATTAATTCAAAGTTATATGATTGTAGAAAATGTAGACCATATTTTGTTGCATCGTTATAGTATCGGGTTCTTTTTATCTCATCAGCACCTGCCTGTAATCCTGAATCATAGATACGTGATATGATTTCATCTGCTTTTAAACTGGTATCATGAACTATTTCTTTAATCTGTTCATCTATTTTAGCAAATGTATGGTCGTTGTATTGTTCGTTTTCATAGAAGATTCTTCGTGCTTCATCTGAATCTAACCAATCAATATAGAATTGAGTTTGATTATTAAATCCATCTATGATGCTGTTGAAGTATTTTATTTCGTCAACAGATAAATTAGAAGTATCGAATAATGCTTTATCAAACTCTATGATATCCATGAGAAGTTTGTTTGTGCATATTCTATGTTCACTTGCCGCAGTTGTCATTGGTAATCAGCCTTTAATCTTTCAATAGTTAATGCTTTGCGATAAGTTTGTAATTGTTTTTGAGCATCTGGTTCAGAGTTAAGTTCATTTAAACCATTATTACCTGCATAAGATAATGGTCTATCTCCCCAATCAACAGGGTCAAGACCATAACCTGCACGAATTTCATTAACAAATGTGGATCCATTTCTAAGTTGTTTATCTTCAATAGATGCTCGTTTTTCTTTGTCTTCCAAGTCCATCTCTGTGAATCCAAATAGTTCTTCAAACCCTGAACGGCCAAAGACTTTGTTGTGTGCACCTTCAAATAATTTCAACCAACCACTTAAATTTGCTTTCACTGTTTCTTTTTGTGATTGACCAGTACCTCCTCCAAGATTACCTGACTCGATAATTCCTGCTTCTGCAGGAGTAACTCCATACATGGATAATGTAATATCCCTCACTAAGTGTTCCAAGTCAATGTATTGCATATCCTTATTACTAGTCTGTGTTTGTATATACTCAGCACCTTGAACAATCAGAACACCGTCAGGATTTTCCTTACGATCCTTTTCTAATCTTTCAATCTCACGCAATAAATCATCATATTCAATATTAAGATCATAATTCATCACAGCTCTGGGATTAATACCATTATTTTCAAAAACGCTGGTATTATATTTCAAACCATACAATTGTAAAGCAAGATATCTAGCTAGTGAATCAATGAGACTAGTTCCCCATTTTTCCCCTCGTATTCCCGGTTCATGGAAATGAATTATCTCATCATTTTCAAAACGAACATTATTATATTTCAAACCCCATTGGTCAGTTGTATAATCATACATCATCCATTCGAAAGGAATGAATTCTAATCCTTCAGGTATACCCTCAAATACTTCATTATAATGCACACGTGCAAAACCATCTCCCGTAACTAGGAAGCTATCTAACATACGTGTAATATATGTTTCAAAGAATTCCCCTGCATATATTCCCATAGGATTTTTCAGTAAATTATTTAAGTAGTTGACAGTTGATGGATGATTGAATGATTCGTCAGGATTAGTAACTTGATAACCCAGGGAGATAACTCTATTCTTTATGACTCTTCTGCAAACTCTTACCCATGGCATATCCCCTGCTTCAAAGTATGTTCCAATGTTTAAACCAATATCTTTTACTCTTGGTTGTAGTGCCCAAAGGTGACTTAATCTTAATTTGTCTGCTTCAGACCTTTTAGGTTCACGAATAGCTGGAAGATTCTTTATTCCTTTAACTATTCTATTGTTTTTCCAATTCATAATTTGATTCTCCGTGGTGCATGATAAATTTGTTTTTTAGCTGTTTTCATTGGTCCACAGATTCCACCACGCCACATATCGGGACAGTGATCATCTTGTTTTAATGGTTTATCTTCTCCACGTTGTTGGGATTGTTTATCCCAACAGTAAGTTTGAGCTTGTTCAATACTGTTCTTACAGTTCACATGTATCTTGAATCTACGGGTAGCTATGAGGCTTTGTATTGTTGCAATATCTGCATTAACATCAGGAGTGTATGTTTTAACTTCCATTCTGATTCTTTTATCTTTTTCACAGGCGGTCTTTAGTGATGCTGCATCGTGAGGTAAATACAATGTATTATTACTATCAAGTTTATACTGGTTTTGTAATGTCACAATATCATCCACTCTTTCATCATCAGATTGAGTAACTCCTTCAACTTCAGCATCATAATATGTTTCATCTAACAAGTAATATGAATTTCCTTCAACAACATCTCTCTTGATACCCATTACCCCAAACGTGGTGACTGTGCTAACTCCATAGTCACAGCAAATATTAATATCATGAAGTTTAGGCCTATATCTGAAAGTGTTTTCAGATTCAACAAATTTATCATAAATAGCTCCTTCAGCAATAACCCATCTTCCAAGGATATATCGGTCGTATTGAAGCTTGCTTGCACTGTATAATGATTTCAGATTATCAATATATCCTGGAGTTAAGTTCAGATTATCCTCGAGGGTGAAATGCCATACTTTAGCAATACCTTTCTTTCGTAATTCAGGATTGTTGATGTATTGTTTATAAATATAATGATAAGGACTGTCAGGGTTCATTGTCAAGAATATTTGTGCCCCTGAAAGACTACACCTCGACATTGCCATTTTGATGGCTGATTCTGGTGCTGTGGCAGCTTCATCACCATACCATCCTGCAACAGTCATACCTTGTATTCTAGCAGTTGCTCCTTCATCATTGAATCCAACAATATAAGTTCTTTTATCTCCAATGTCCAAGTAACCATCATATTTATCATAGTCATAATATAATTTACCATGAACCATTTTGATTAGATCTTCAATAACATTCCGTTCAATAGTATCTCTTGTTTTACCTGTCAGGAGAAATTTATCATGGGGGCTATTTGCTTGGAAGTTTAACCATCTGACATTAGCATTGGTTGTTTTACTTGACCTTACTGACCCATGCAGAATGTTCAGGAATACATCACTATTATCCAAAAAATCTAATGCTTTCTTACTGAATACACCATACTCAAAACTTTTAATGGGCCTTACATATTTCCCTCGATTTTTTGATGGCATCTGCTAATTCTCCAAACCCTTCATTAATATTAATTTCAATATTATCTTCTTCATGTTTGAAGTAATCATTATATATCTTATTAGCTTGAATAGAAATATTTGCAACATCTTTCCATTCAGTTTTCGAATTTGGATCCCTAGCATCTTGTTTAGCCCGCCCAAAAATAGTGGGTAATTCACTAGCTACTTTAGCAACACCCTCCATATTATCTGCAATAGTTTGTGCAACAATACTCATAGTGTCTTCAGCAGCTTCAATTTTATCTGCTTGACTTTGAACTGCATTTTCCGTTTTATTTTTAAGTTCTTGTCTTTTATTCAGTTCAGCTTCAACTCTATCTTCTATTTTAATATTTTTTGATTTGTATCTATTTAAAGCGGCAAAAGAAATCTTTTCATTATATGTGTTTTCCAGCCAACGAGAAACACTTCTTCCAGATTCTCCACATGATAATCGTTTGATTATTTCATTATAATGTGGGCTGGATTCTACTTTATTTTTTCTTGCCATGTTCATGCACATCCAGTTAACTTTTTTTTGTAATGTAATGAAATAATTTTGAAACGTTTCACTGAAATGTTTCAGTGAAACATTAAATGTTTAGAGAATTTTTTTATGAAATTTTGTAAAAATTATTATAAAATAAGAGAGAATATTAAGAAGAGATTATGAATGTTTTTTTATATTATGTATAAAAATGTATAAGAGTGAGAATTGTTATTATTTAAAAGAAATAAAATATAAAAAAACATTATTTTACTCGTTTTTCTCTTAATTAATATGTATCCCTCTTCAATAATATAAAGTGGAAAAATAGAAAAAAATAGGTTATAATTGAATAATGTTATCATAAAAACTAGTAATTATTAAACACTAAAATTTAAAACATGGGGTTTTTTATTTTCATAGTGAACAAAATACTATAATTTTATCATAAAAATTAAACACTATATTAATTTTAAAAAATTCACAACTACAAACTGAAACCCATCAATCAAAAACACTATCAACGCACCAATAAATGCTATGAACACTCCACTACGTATAGTAAATAATTGATTCTCATCATTAGCCTGTTCTTCCTGAATAGCCAACTGCCTTGTTTGAATTGCAATACTTTCATCCATCTTCTTAATTAACTTTTCCAATTGCTTATTCTGAAACTGATCACTTGTTTCCAGTTTACTTATACGAGATTCCTGTTTACAATATTTATCATGCAAATCTCTTACTTGACTAACATCTTGGATCATTAACTATCCCTCCAGAATTAGAATAACTTCTTGAAATCCAACCTACAATTCCTCCTAAAGCTACTGCTGCCAATTCATTATTCCCCATATATGTACTTAAAATTCCTATAATTATTATTCCGACTATTGCCAATGTTGTGTTATTAAAAGTCATTTTTTTTTCATCTCCTAAAAAAAAATTATTGAATGGGTGAAACAGGTATTTGAACCTGCATCCTATGGTCTGGAGCCATACATATTACCAGATTGATACTATCCACCCATATTTTGGATTGTTGGTGGAGGGAATTGCACCCTCAACTTTTGAGTGGTTACTAAGTTACAATAAAAAAAATAAGCTATTACCAACATTTATTATAAAATGTAAATCAAAAAGAAAAAAAATAATGAAAAAAATATCCCAATTTTTATCCCCATCTTATTTTTTATTACAATCATTTTTTTTCTTTTTCATGATTTACACTAATTCTAAACTGAGATACATGCCTCTTTTTTTTGAAGAAGATAAAACTATTTTTCCATAAATTCAACTGAAAGAATATTAATTAAACGTGTTTAAAATTCTTACCACAATTATGATTAACACTTTATTTTGGAGGAAACCCAAAAAAACTGAATATTTTTTTACTAATGATTAATAGAGAGATAATAAAAAATTTATAATCTCATATTGGATAAATTATTTATTGAAGCTAAATAAACATGTATTTTTTTTATTTGAATGTAGAAATTATAAGATTTAATAATTTAAAGGCGAATATATATTAAAATATGAACCGGAGTTTATAAATACTCTACTTAATTTATTTTTTAATTACTAATCCACATTTTTTACAAACATACTCATCATGCCACTCATCATAGTAAACCTTTTTGCAATCTTTTTTCAGTTTTTCACAAACAGGACACTCTATTTCTGCATGTTTCATGTTTTTAAAAAATGTATTAGCATCCAATAATATCCTCCCACATATAATTATGAAAAAATTTTTTTTATTCCTCTTCAATAATATAAAGTGGAAAAATAGAAAAATAAGTAAAAAATACAATATATTATTAAAATACTATTTTTAACATACCCCATTTTTTCTCAAAAAAGAAAGCAACTAAATTAATAATATCTTTTAAAATCCAAAACCCCAATCAGAATCTCAAACTGACTACCCTCCAATACTAGTAATTGTTGGAATTAAATATTAATAATAATTAGAAGATAATATATTATAATCAGATTAAAGATAATAATATTCATAGACTTGACATGTCTAAATTAAATAGAGAAAATAATATTAACAAAGGACAATTATATGGTTCTGATGTTATGGCGGATCCAATGTTTTATGAGACAGTTAACGCTACTCAAAAGCTTGCAGGAATTATAATAGATTCAAAAGATAAAAAAATTAAAATTAAATTATTTAAAGATGGAGGCATACAAATATATAGTAAATTATTAGCCCTCTAGATCCTTTTTTATTCAATATTATCGATAATTTAAAAGATTTCTTAAAATGATATTAAATAAGTTAATATTTTGTTTTTATTCAACATGTTCTTTAAATAAATTAATAATATTTCTTCAAATAAACTTATTTTATTTATTTTTCTAAATTACCCCCCACTATCACTTTATACTAAATTTCCATACTATTAAGTCTATTCATAAAGTCACACCTATACGTTTAGCTTCTCTACGAATACTAACCAACTCTTTATTAAAATTACTGTTCCGATGTTTAGATAAATAACTAGTACCTAACTTATTATTCTCATTACTAATTAACTCCCCATCATTAATTAATTTCCTACGTTTTTGTTGATACTTTGCTTTCTGCTCACGTACCGCCCAGGTCCTGCAAGCTTCCCTGCAATAACCTGTTTTATTCTCAAACTTAATAAATACTCTGCTACAGTATTTGCATTTGCTGATGTAGAATCTTGTTTGTGGATCATTTAATGTTTTCTTCAATAACATCATATCATCTTTCTAAATTTTTAGATAGTAAGTTTTTCTTCACTTCAAAAACAAACATGTGAAAAGGTAAAAGTTTACCCTGATATTTCACATATTCATTAATTACTTGTGATTTTTTTAATGCTTCAGTTATAGTTTCTTGTTTTAATTCTTCATTTATGCATTCAAAATTGGAGACTGTTCTACTTAAACTAATGTATACTCTTTCATATAGATTAAAGTTATTGTTTTCCACATACTCCACCACAACAAGAAACTGAATTTTCAGAAGTATTGAATTTACCATCTTCAATCATTTCAATCAACTCATTAAGAATACGAGTAACATTCATCAAAGTATTAAGATTAACACTATGAATTATAACATCATTATACTCCATGTCTCTCAAACTACCTGTGCATTCTTTATGAATAGTAAAAGATTGTTCTTCAAATTCTCTGCTTCTTGTTTTAATAAAATATAGTAATAATTTCTCATCAATCATGTATATTTATCCTCCATGTATTTTTTAACTTCTTTCATAAAAACTCCTGATTACAATATAACCTATCTTAATCATCAAAAAAATCAGTAAGACATAACACTAAACAACAACTAATAATTACACTTACACTAAAAACTACCCAACCATCCATCATACTATATTCTCCCCCCCATTATCTCCAACTTGTTATTAACTCATACTCCTCAGGAGTTAACTTCTGTTTTAACCTTTCATCAAAACTTCTTACATCTCTAGGATTATTTTCATCCCAGCAAGACTCAATCTTGGCAGTTAATTCATTAATTTCTTCATTATTCATTTTCAATATCCTCCGTTTTTTATTAATAATCTACAATAATCCACATCATCTTCCATTCTCAAAACACAAAATATTTCATAATTTTTAAGAGCATTAAACTCTGCGAGAGTTATATTTGATAGCCGTGCAGGGTCATCTGTTGAAATACAACACATTACTTCTGCATCAGGAGATACTTTTTGTAATAGTTCAATTAATCTTTCTGCTTTCATTCTTTCACTCCCATAATGGGTAATAGGCTTCTATCTCATAAAAATACATTTCTATAACCTCTTTTCAGATTCTGAAGGATGTTTAAATTTAATCTGAAACAAAACAGTATTATTCCCCATATCAGGATATATACATTGTAGTTCATGTTTCAACAAATCAACATGCTTATAACCTTCAAACCAAGCATGAGCATTATCCAAATCTTTAAATTTAACCTTTTCAACACTTCTCACTCTACGAATCAGATAATCATCAGTCCACTCAAAAGTACATTTTACCAGGTCACCTTCCTTCAATCCTTTATCAGATTTCCTTATTGTAGCCCTTTTTTCCATACTCCTTAACGGTTCCATGAAATAATTTTCAAATTCTAATGTTTTCATTTTATCAACTTTGCTTCTTTTTTATCATCATCCAACACTATATTATGTTCTTTTAGGTATGATTTTCCAAATAATTCTTCAGCATGTTTACATAACAGATAAGAATCAATTACTCCTTCAGCAGATATTATTCCTTCTTTTTCTAATTTTTCAAGTATATCATTACAACTCATTTTTGGATCTCCTTTTTATTCCTGACTGGTTGTCTTTGACTTGGTTCAGGAACATCACACCTCATATGTACCTTTTCAGCAAACTTAACAAACTCATCTGCAATTAAACTTATTCTAAACCACATCAACTGCCACCTTAATATAATATGTTCCTTATCTTCTTTCTTCATGATTCCACCTTTTCTAAAACAGTAAACCTACCATTACTACGACGCCTAACATGATCCTCACACCTGATACGATTTATAAATTTCTCTCTCCTATAACTAGTCAAACCATACTGCTCCTGCAACCTAGAAACACCTACACTTAAATTCTCAAGATAATCTTTCCTGAATTTCTGATACTTTTCCTCATCCTTACTAACATCATAATCAGTTTCAACAATATTAAAAACTACTTTACCCATTATATCCTCACCAACACACAATATCTAATTTTTCAAAAACATTATAACCCAAATCAGTTAAACGTACCTCTCTTCTTCTTTTACTATCTGGATCAACATACTCCACTAAACCTTTATCAATCAAATCATACACTGCATGATAAGTTGAACTTGTACAATACTTCCCTTTCTTTTCTCCTAATTTACATATTTGAGAAATTTCTTTTTGTGCCAATTCCATGAATACTTTTTTTCGTAATCTTCCCAGTTTCACAAACTGAGCCAAAATTACCAAATCATCAGCCATACACACATCACCTTATAATATATGAATAGTGATATTATTTCACTCCTTCAGCATAGTTTACTAAGTTTAATCCTTCATTAATTACACAACCCACCAATACATCAAAAGACACTTGTTGTTGTTTGCTAATATTCTTCAGCTGATTTTTCCCAACAAAACCTAAACGTTCATGTATACGATAAACTGTATCCATTGCATTACCATATTCATCATTATCTTGTTTTTCATTTTTTAATCTCTCTTCACGTATTTTACATAATTGTGATTCCAAAACATTTATTTCATCCTGATGTATTGCAATTTTTTTTCTTAGTTCTGTTTCTTTATCATCAGACAATCCTATTGCTTTTCTCAACTGTTCTTCGACAAATTCGCTTCTGCTTTGAGGTAATTTTTCTTTTGCTTGTTCCCATATCATGGAATCAATTGTTAATGTTACTGATTTTTTCATAATGTTTGCACTCCATTTAAAAAAAATTATATGTAAACTTTAAAGTTTACATTTTCAAATTGATTCTGTTGCTGTTTACATTTGTTTACATTTGTACACATGTTCACATGTGTGGATTTCCACAGGTTCCTCGCTAGAATGTAAACCTTCAAGTTTACCCAAAAGTTGATCACGCTCCATCTCCAAAGCAATCAAATCAAGCTTCACCTCACGAATTTCCTTATCCAACTCCCTAATCTCAAACTCCAATCTCCCTTTTGATGAAAGCAACGTATTTAACCCCACTTCCACAGCAGAACGAACAGAAATATTATGCTTCTCCAAAAGCTTCTTGCAACGACTAGTAACCTTAGCAGAAACAGTTTCAGGAAAATCAACACTCTTCATAAAATAATCACCTCAAAATCTTTTTACATTCTCTTATATGTTTACACTCATGTTTACGGTAGTGAAAGTCTTCACAGCTACACCACCAACCATCAACATCATCATAATTCACAGTATTACTACCCGTACTGCCTGATGCTTTAAATTGTGCGAAAACTAACCTAACACAAACAGGATTATTGGATGTTATTGTTTAGCCTCCTTCTCCTGTTTTTTAAACCATTCAAAAACTATTTTAGATTCATCTTTAGTTAAATCACCAGATTTCACCATCTTCATACGATTTTGATTAACCATTAAAGGAGTAATCTCAATTGTTTTATCCTTACTATGAATATATTCCCTAACCTTCTGCACTGGATCACCAGTTACTGATTCAGAAACTTCTTTTTTAGATGTTTCCTTTACACCAGTATTATTAGTATTTGAATCTACAATATCCTTCTCCATAATAAGAAACATGTTCATCAACAGATATCTCTTTAAATAAGTAATGTATGCCCCAGTAGACTGAATTTTATTAGTACCCCTGTTAATTGCTTCAAGTTCAGGAAAAGGTACCCTGATACTAACCTCACCTTTCTCAGGATTCCAATCTTTTAACTTTAACACACCATGCTCAGTAAAACTAAACATGATAGTTGTTTCATATTTAATAGTTAAAGGTATGATTTTTTGAAGAAGATCCTCCAACTCAAAATAATCATACTTCTGAAACTTATTCTCCCCACTCTTACTAAATGAAGTATTCATTACTTCTTCCTGTATCCTAGCTAATTTTTCATAAATACTCATACTACCTATATTATGACTTAAATCATGAACTTCACTCATATAATACCCCCATCATCTAAATCATGGTATTCATCATCAACACTGTAATACTCATCATCCTGCAACTCACCAATAATCTCCAACACTTTAGATTCCTCAATATTCTCCAAAGATGCTTGAGAGTGTGGAATGAAACCTTTTGACACCCAGTATTCATGATACTGGATTTCACCACCACACAGTTCCTGTAAAGTATTCATAATATCACGTGTTTTCTCATAATCCCTATCATGAAAAACAATTACAGATAAGAAAACACCATGTAAGTTTCCATGAGCAGAAATACGCCCGCCCATTTTTTCAACAATTTCCAATGCCTGATTGTAAAACTTGTTTTGCTGATCATAAGTAATCATACTAAACACCCATTAGTGTAAGGATCCATAGGCCCTACTACAAGGAATGCAAAGAGGAATAATAATATTATCACCATTGCCCCTGCACCTAATATTAATTCAGCTTCATATTTCTCCCTGAAAGATTGTTTCGGATACAATCTTACAGGAGATGATTTATGTCCTCCAAAAAAAGAAAGGAGTGAAAGGATTATGCGATACATGCTTCACCCCATTCTTCCCATTTCTGAGTTCTTCTTTCATATTGCACTCCATTAAAACAACGGAAGCTTTTATTTAAAAGTTTTAAACTTGCTTCCCCAATATACTTCCAATTAAACAGTACAATGCTTGTAGTGTATCTTAAATGCTTAACACAAGCACCATAATTGTTTAATTCCCTTGTGAAAGCAATGCTTCCACATGGAGTGTCATATGCTGCTTTTGTACCCGCTCCAGGAATATCATAAATGTTGAAACATCCACCATATCCAAGACTAGTGAATATATTAGTGATTTCTTCACTAGTCACCATAATATTCATCTCCTGCACGAGCAAACTCTAACATTTCATCGTTAGTGAGTTCATAAACTTGGAAATATTCCTCGTTTAATCTATGATTGAGTTCTTCTTGTGACTCATAATCCTCACTGAGGAGGAGTTGTTCAAATTCATCGAAGCAAACATCAACCTCTTCAGGTTCTATAGTGTGCATTGAGTTGTTGTATTTGCAACTCATACGCCCACACTCCTGAATTTTTGGAGTTCTTCTTCATAGACTCTGTTTTGAGCCTGAAGTTTTTTCGCTTTTAAAAATACATGTTCAATTTCTTCTTTGGAAGTTAACCTTCCAAAAACTTCAATCTTATCCATTTTTATCACTCATCTAGATTTTTTCAAATTATCATTCAGAGTTGCCGCTCCAAATTCTAACTTGTTAATTAATACTTGAACTTTGATATTTATAAATGTTTGTATTTTTGTTTGGTTTATACCCACTTAAATATAAATATTAATAACCATATATATAATATTATAAATAATAATAATTACCATAAAGGAGGTTATGAAAGTGACATTTACTAGTAAAGTCCAAAAACATGGAGGAAGTAAACTTATATCTATTCCAAAAACTATAACTGATGTTTATGGAATTGACAAAGGAGACACAATAATATGGGAATTTGATGTAGAGACAAAGTCTATTTCATTAAAGAAATTAGAATAA